GAAGAACTTACCGTATATGACTCAAATGATAACCCTAAACGTAAGTTAGGTAGGAATTATGGTGTGTCTATGTCTAATATAGAAGTTAAAAAACAAGCAGTACAATATTTTAGAGATTGGTTATTGGCTCCAAGAGAAAAAAATGAAGATGGGGAATTTGAATTAAATTTGCATAAAATATATTCTATACCTTTGCTTGAAGAAATACTTAAATTTAGCTATGATGGTAACTTTGACCGACATTCAGCATTATTAGTTGGTATGTTATACAAAAAAGAGTTACTTTTAAAACCACAAGTTGAAATAAATCAAAAATCAGTATACGATGATTCTTTTTTTGTGGATTTAAAGTATAAGTTTGGAATAAGCTAAAAATTATAATAAATTTGTAATTAAAAACAAAATGGTTGCACCTATAAAATACAATGCAAATATACCTGTACAAACACTTAGTTATGCAGATAAGATAAAAGATGACTTTGAATGGGGTAAGCAGACTATGAGAGCTTACATCAATAGATCATATTTTGCAACTACTCAACACAAATGGGCATTAAAGAAATTATATGATTATTACAATGGTCATATTGATATAGATGATTACAGATTAATAACTGAACCATTTGGTAAAAAGCTAGAAGGTGACTGGGCTGATGTTGTTAACTATCCTATTATTAAACCTAAAGTGGATTTATTATGGGGAGAGTTTGCTAAGAGACCTAAAAACTTTGAAGTATATGTAACTAATGATGACGTTACTAATAAAGTACTTGAAGAGAAAAACAAATTAGTATTTCAAAACTTAGAACAGTTATTTGTAAATACTTTAAATCAACAAGGTATTGAAACAGGTATACCTTCTGAAGAAGTACCTACACCTGAAGTTGTACAAGAAGAATTTGCAAGTTCATACAGAGATAAAAGAGCAATACTTGGTCAACATTCATTAGAATACATTCACCAATATTGTAAGTTACAAGAAAAGTTTCACTTAGAGTTTTTTCACTGGTTAGTATCTGGTGAAGTTTACTCATATAAAACAATTGAAAACAACGAACCTTATTATGAGGTAGTTAACGTATTAGATTTGGATTACGATAAAGATCCTGATAACCAATTTATTGAAGATGCTGAATGGTGTGTTAGACGTAAATACATGAACCCATCTTCTATTGTAGAATTCTTTTATGATGATTTAGGTAAAAATGAACAAGAGATTAAAGACGTTATTAACAAAATTGAAACTTTGGGTAGCAATACTACCGTATTTTCTGCTTCTGCTCCTAATTTGTATGATCGTACTGGGCCTCAAAATGTTTACAATCGTCTTGTTGAGGTTAAGCACGTTGTTTGGAAAAGCAAGAAAAAAGTTGGTATCTGTACCTTCATGGATGAGTTCGGTGTAGAACAATCTATTGAAGTAGATGAAAACTTTAAACCACTTAAAGAATTAGGTCAAACAGTTGAATGGTATTGGGTAAATGAAATCTGGGAAGGTTATTTAATTGGAACAGATATGTATTTTAGAATACGTCCTATTCCTGTACAAAGAACTTCTTTAGATAACTTATCTAAATGCAAATTACCTTATAATGGTAGAGTATTATCTGCTATTAACTCTAGAAACATATCTTTAGTAATACTTGGAGTACCTTATCAAGTACTTTACAATGCTACTTTCCACCGTCTTAAATTAGCCATGGCTAAAATGAAAGATGATATGATACAATTAGATGTAAATCTAAAACCTAAAAACATGTCATTAGATGAGTGGTTATTATATGGTGATGCTACTAACATATTATTTATAGATAGAAACAAAGAAGGTTTTAGAGAATCTTCTACACATCAATCTGTACTTAGAATGGCATCTTCTACTATTCAATCTTATATAGAACTTTTACGTTTTATTAAATCTGAATGGGATGAGGTATGTGGTGTAACACGTCAACGTCAAGGACAGATTAATACATCTGAAACTGTAGGTGGTGTAGAAAGAGCTGTAGTACAATCATCACTTATTACTGAGATCTACTTTACACTCTTTGATGAGTTTAAAGAAAGAGAGTATCAAGGATTACTTGACTATTCAAAATTTGCTTGGATAGAAGGTAAGAAAACTTCATTTATACTTCCAGATTCTGGTAAAATAGTTTATTTGGATATTGATCCTATTGAACATTCAGAAGCTGAGTATGGAATATTTGTAGCTTTAGGTGGTAAAGCAGTTGAAAAACGTAAACAACTTGAATCACAATTACAGAACTTTATTCAGAATGGTGCCAAACCATCTATGATTATTGATGTAATTAACTCTGATAGTTTTACTGAACTTAAAGCTAAAATGCTTTATGCTGAACAAAAACAAGAAGAGTATGCACAACAAGCTCAGAAAATGCAAGCTGAACAACAACAACAGTTGGCTGCTCAACAAGAACAATATGCTAGTCTTCAACATGAACGTGAGTTGGAACTTATAGATAGAAAAGGTGAATGGGATTTACGTAAAACTGAACTTACAGCTTATGCTATAGATGAGGGACCAAATACTGAAGATATATCTAAGGCTGCTGAGTTAGGTTTGAAACAACAAGAGCTTGGAATTAAACAGCAAGAGCTTTCTCAAAAGGAGGTAGAATCTCAAAGAAAAGCTGCTACTGAAAAATACAAAGCAGATATGGCATATAAAGTAGCCAAAGAAAACAAGCAAAAAGGAGAATAAAAGTGTAATATAAAATAAGGGCTTAAATTTATTTTTAACCCTTATTTTAATATTCAAAATATATAAAGTAATTTTACAAACGAAAACATAAGAATATGAGTGAATTAGAATTAGATTTTGATGATGTAACTCTAGGAGCAACATCGTCAGTTGATGACATCATTGATACTACTGTTGAGACAGAAGTTAAAGATGATAATTCAGGTACTGCTGAACCTGAAGTTAAAAAACAAAGAGGTAGACCTAAAAAAGATGCAGGAGCTGAGACTAACATTAAAGCAGAAGAAAAGACTGAAGTTAATGAGGAATCAGAGACTACAGACAATTCAGATACCGACACCAATGAAGATGAATCTTCTGAAGAGGTTGAAGAAGGCTTTATTAAGTCTATTGCAGATAAATTAGGTATTGAATTAGCTGAAGATGAAGAGTATGAAGATTCTGAAGATGGTTTAATTGAGTTTACTCAAAGAGCCGCTGAAGAATTTGCAGACGCTAAATTAAACGGTTGGTTAGAATCATTACCTCCAGTTGCAAGTGATTTTTTTGATTACTTACAAATGTTAGGTGAAGATGCTACCGAAGATAAAGTTAAATCGTTCTTTACAGCTGTAAATCCGGAGATTGATTACAAATCTGTAGATATTACAAAAGAAGATGTGCAAAAATCAGTAATGAGAACATTTTATAAAAAGATGGATTATTCTGATGATGAAATCAAAGAAGCAATTGAAGATCTAGAAATTGCAGGTACTTTAGAAAAACAAGCTAAAACAGCTTCAACTAAATTAGCTGCTATTCAAGAAAAAGATCGTCAAGTATTGTTACAACAAGAAAAAGAAGCTGAATTGATTAAAAGACAAAACACACAAAGATTCTTTGGTAATGTTAAACAAGTAATTGATAGTGGTAAGGTAAATAACTTTACTATTCCTGTTACAGAAAAGAAAGCAATATTAGATTATGACATTAACGGTCAGTTTATGAAGGATATTAATGATATTCTTAAAGATCCGACTAAACGTGTAGAATTAGCTATTGCTGTAAAAAATAAATTTAACTTAAACAAATTTGTAGCTACGGCTGCTCAAACTCAAAAAGCAAATAGCTTGAGAGATAAGTTGAAGAGTGGTACTTCTAAATTAAAAGGAGGAAATTCTACAGCTGGAGTTGCTAATGATGCTATAGATTGGGATGCAGTAGATTAAACTTAAAACAAAAACAAATAAATAAACATGGCTAGAATTATCACAGCTCAAACCTGGAATGAAGGCATGAAGACTAACGACTCATCTTTGGCTCGTCAGTTAATGCTTCAACCAGAAAAAATTACTCCTGTACTTACCTACTTAATGGGTAATGAGGATAATCGTTTCCCACTTCACTATTTATCAGAAGGTATGCGTTCAACAATGGAAATTGAAGGTGACGAATACGAATATGATGTAATAGGTCGTATTTTCAAAGCCGTTCCTTTGGCTGCTGCAGTTACTATAACTAACGCTGGTATTGGTTTCGGTGAATTTTTAATGACCTTCAACGAAGGTTTATTTCCAAACAAATACACTATCATCTCACCTAGAGGTTACCAATTAGTTATTACTGATCGTAAAAACACTGGTTCTCAATGGCAGTACAAAGTAAAAATTGCTGGTGCTAAATCTGCAAGTGAATTTATTCCTGCAAGTGAATTAGCTGCTGGTGCTCTTTACTCATTAGGTTGGTATTCAGCTGCAAGCTCTGGATCACGTGGTTCTGAGTCTACTTCAACTGCTCCATTTAAAGTACGTGGTGACGTTTCAACTATTCGTAAGTCTTATGCTTGGGAAGGTAACGTTAAATACCGTGGTGCTAAAGGTGTTGAATTAGGAACTAAAGGTGGAGGAAGTAAACAATTATGGTGGTCATTTGAAGAATGGCAACATAACTTGAGTTTCCGTAGAGAGTGTGAATCTAACTACTGGTACTCAAAATCAAACCGTGACATCAATGGTCAAATCAACGAACGTGATGAAGAAGGTAACCCGGTATATCGTGGTTCAGGTTTGTTAGAGCAAGTTGTTAACAAAGACACTTATTCAGAATTAACTGCTGAGAAAATTAAGCAAACCATTCGTGATACCTTTTTTGGTATGAGTGATGCTGAAAACAAACAAATTACTTTGTTTACCGGTACAGGTGGACGTGATGCGTTTGACCAAGCAATGAAAGCTGAATTGTTAGGTGCTGGTTACATCAAATTAACTGACAACCGTTTCGTAAGTGGTGGAGGTTACAACTTAAAATTAGGTGGTTACTTCGATACTTATCAACACGTTGATGGTTACACAGTTAACGTAGTAACTAACCGTTTATATGATGATGGTCCTGCTTCTAAAGGTTTATTCCACCCTAAAACTGGTTTACCTCTAGAGTCTTATCGTATGACTTTTGTTGATACTTCAGTTTATGATGGTGTATCTAACTTAATGATGG